ATCAAAAAAGAAGTTATCTACTTTACCATTACCAATAGGTGTTAATTGTTGTCCACCAGTTAGTTTATAGAAACCATCTTGTGCTAAAAAGAAAACCATGTTTCCATAAGAAGCAACAGACTTAGGTGCAAATGCACCAATATTGTCTGCTATTTTGTCAAACTGAAATACTAATGGAACACCTACATAAGACATTCTGTAGATTGCTTTTTCCATGAAAATAACACCAGCAGACTCACCACCTACAATGGCTTGTATGTTACCATGACTACCTACAATATCTTGGAAACCAGACTGTGTAGCCTGACTAGGTGTCCATGTAGAACTATCGTTTAGTCCTGACCATTTAACTCTTTGGTTGTAAACTGTGCCTGACTCGTTAGTGTAACCAGCCACCACAAAGTCTCTGATTACTGCTATGTATTTTGCTTTTAAAGCTACAAGATCACTAAAAGCACTACTTGTGCCTTCTGTAAATTTTTGAATATTGTCTGCAAAGTTGGTTGCAATTATGTTTGATCCAAATTGTGTAAATGCCCAAAAGTCTCTAGCGTTTTCTGTTGTAGAATTGTTATACCCACCAGCTTTACTTTTATCTTGAAAGACAAGAGAGGAGTCCATCTGATAAAGTTTTGATCTATCACCAGCGTAGTTTGTAGAACCACTAGCACTAAAACTTGTAAATAAACCTACTGCTGCATTGTTTAAACCTGTACCAGATAATGCCTGAAATCCAGCAAGGCTTTTATAACCTTTTGCTAATGGTAAAACATTATCTACTACTAATGCACCTGTGTTCTCGTAGCTGGGTAAATCAGCTTGTAGATCACCAAATTCTATCATTTACGCCACCTGTGGTGTTGACATTTGTAATGGCGATGTTGTTGTAGATCCTCTTGATGATGTATCGTTTGCATTTTTTAATGCCTCTTTGTAAAGCGTACCCCATACATTTATTCTTTCATCTTGCATAATAAATGGTGCTGACTCTGCTAATGCACCATAGAGATACAACTCTGGATAATTTGTAAGTATTGTATTAGTTGCGTTACTGTCTGATAGTGTTGTTAATTTTTTGTAATAATTTACTTGTAGTGTAGTTGCACTATTAGGTGAAACACCAAGTAATATTTTATCACCAACAATGGTAAAATATGTTGGTTTACCTCTTGCTTGACTAGCGTTGTATTTGTTGTAAAAATCAGAATTACTTATAAATCTTAATGTGCAATAAGGATCACTTTGAAAAATAATTGTAGTAGCTTCCAAATATCCTGTAGGCAAAGTATATTCTTGTGTACCAGCAACAGTTGTTATTGATGTATCGGTATTTACCATTTCTCGTACTCTTAACTCTCTATTTAATCTTGCTTCAGTCAATGTAATGAAGTCTCCAAGAAAAGCTGTGAGATCACTTCTGTTCAAATAATTTGCTACAGAAGTTTTAAGATTGGAGTATGTATCTAATGCCATTATAAGTTACCTGTGTAAATTCTAAAATGTCTATTATCAGAGTCATTAAGCCATCTAAAAAATCTAGCCTTATCTAAAACTTTGCCATTGTAATTAA